ACTTCAAGCAAATGGAAAACCAAAAGTTATCATCATCGATGAAGCTGATAACACAACCAATGATGTACAACTCCTCTTACGGGCAAACATTGAGGCGTATCATAACAACTGCAGATTCATCTTTACCTGCAACTACAAAAATAAAATTATTGAACCTCTCCACTCCAGATGTGCAGTCATCGACTTTGCCATCAACGGAAAGGACAGGATGTCTATCGCTGGATCCTTCTTCAACCGTATCAGGACTATTCTTGAGGAAGAAGGTGTTGAATATGATCAGAAAGTTGTCGCAGAATTAATCAAAAAATATTTTCCAGATTGGAGACGAGTTCTAAATGAACTGCAAAGATATTCTTCTATCGGAAAAATTGACACAGGAATTCTAACTACAGTTTCTGAAGTCAACCTGAAAGATCTTGTAGGTAATATGAAGAACAAAGATTTCAGCAAAGTCAGAAAGTGGGTTGTTGAAAATCTTGACAATGATCAGAGTGCAGTGTATCGTAAAGTTTATGATTCAATGTATACTGCTTTGGAATCTTCCTCTATTCCACAAGCAGTTTTGATCTTCGCTAAATATCAATATCAGTCTGCATTTGCTGTTGATCCAGAGATCAATACTCTTGCATGTTTGACTGAACTAATGTGTGACTGTAAATTTAAATGATCCTTTCTCCAGAAGATACTCTATACGCATACGGTAAGATTAATGAAGCTTACGGTTCAATTAACCGTATTGATGATTTCTTTCGTATGAAAAAAATTGAACGTATCAAAGAAATTCCTCCAACTCTCTTTGGTCTATCTCATGAAGATGATTTGTTCCAGGATTTTTCTATGCATCCTGAGGACATGAACTTTCGTATTGTTCAACCAGATCACAGCACGTTCAATACTCTTCTGGAAATGACTGCATCATTTACCTACGAGGAAGCACCAGGTAAAGAGATGAAACTGATGATCCAGGAGACCACCACAGGCACCGCTGTAGGGTTCATCAAACTGGGTTCTCCCATCATCAACTCCAAACCTCGTAACGAGTGGTTGGGAGGGGTTCCAGACCTCACGATCTTTAACAAGCGTGCGATCATGGGATTTATCATTGTTCCCACTCAACCGTTTGGGTTCAACTATCTTGGTGGTAAACTTCTTTCAATGATCTGTTGCAGTCATGAAGTTCGTGAGATGTTGAACAAAAAATATAATACAGAAATGTGCTTGTTTGAGACAACATCACTATATGGTAATATCAAAGGAACAAGTCAGTACGATGGTCTAAAACCATACCTTCGTTATCGTGGAGATACAGAATCTAAATTTCTGTTGACTCTTCCAGATTTTATCTACCATGATTTGAGTAAGTGGTTTATTGAAAGAAACGGTGGTCCTTTGATTCACAAAGGTGCTTCTAGTCGCAAACTCAAGATTCAAACCAAGATGATTTCTATCATCAAAAATTCTTTGAAGGAATACTATCCAGATCTGTATACAGAGTTTGTTGCTTTCATCAAATCAAAACAAGATGTGACTACACAAAAACGTTTCTATATGTCTGACTATGGATATGAAAATGCTAGGGATGTTATTCTTGGTAAAACTGAAACACTAATTCCAAACAAACAGAACTTCGATAAATTTTATCTGGAGAATATGATACAGTGGTGGAAACGTAAAGCTTCCAATCGGTATCAAAAACTAGTCAATGAAAAATATCTCAGGACAGATCTTGAGGTTTGGAATTCTAATACTATGAACACTATTGATATTATCAGATGACTCTTACCAAATTTTTAACAGAACAAAAATTTGAAAAAACTATACGAATTCTTGTCTACCCAAATATTACATTTTCTAAGGATCTAACCAAAGATAGTTATATACAGGTAATCACTAATATGATTGCTGAACTAAACAAAATTCGTAGTGACTTGTTTTTTTATCTGGTTCTTCCAGAGTTTTTGGAGATACTAAACTTTCATAATACTAAACAGTTTATTATGAAGTTTCCAACGTATCCTCCTACAATGCGTTCACATTTTGATGTAGAACATTTCAGAAAAATGATCAATCATGATCTTGATATTGATCTGGTGTTTTCTCATCTCCCTGAGCATACACATGCTGTTAAGAATACTATCAGCAATGTAACTCATCATAGTCCTTCTTACTTTGGATACTGTCATTGGTTTGACTTGAAAGAAGTTGTTGCTTGGAGTCAATCAAGTTTTAATCAAAACATTCTTGGTTTGCTTGAAATGGAACGTTGCTATCTCAATACACAGAGTCAAAAAAATCTTGTATTAAATCAAGCATCCGAAACCTTTAATAAAGGAACTGTTGTTAAACTAAACGATATTTTAGTTCCTCATCACTTAGGTGTCAAAGAATCTGACATTGTAGAACCAAATAAAAATACCGATAAACTAATAGTCTTTAATCACAGACCTGATACCTATAAAGACTTTGGTAACTTTATAAGGGTTCTAGAGTCTCTTAGAGAGGTTAGACAAGACTTTACTGTATGGATACCATTGTTGGAAAAATCAGATAAGAGTTGGATTACTACAGAGAAGTTTAATAAACAACGTTACTATAAAAAACTTCAGCAATGTAGAGTCGGGTTTTCACCAAAGCAAGTTTATGGTGGGTGGAGTGTATCTACTACAGATGGTATTATGAACGGTTGTCCATATATCATGTATGATGCTGATTACTATCAGGAACTAAATCCAACTGCAGATTTCTTTAAAGAAAATTCTACAGCTGTAAATCTCTTGAATAAGTATCTAGATGATCCTGATTATCGTAATAAGATGTCTGTTAAATCCCAATCTTATTTACGTGAAAATCTTATCTATAATGATGAAATTAAAAAGACAAGTAATTATATTGATGAACTTATTAGTAAACAAAATTGTATTCAATCTGATGTAACAACTAAACTAATTAATATAATTAAATTGAAGGGACAAATTACTAAAAAAGAATTATTTAATTCTTACCTTGGTTGGGGTAGAGGGATTAAGTTTGGTCCATATAGAAGAGCTTTACTCAATCATAAAAATATCTATGATACAATAGATTCCACTCCTTATTACTGCTGGATTGATACTTAAATTATGGAACTGAAAGACTGGTTGAATTCGATTAATCAATCAAAAATTAATATGATTGATGAAAATTACGGCACAGAAAAGGAGTATCCTCCCTTTATTATTAATAAGTGCATGTCCGGTTTTATGGACACAGTTCTTATTGCAAATGAAATGAATATTCATTCGGATCTTCCTAAGAAAATGCAATATGATTTTTTTATAAATATTGTGAGACCGAAAAAAAGATTTTCTCCATGGTTGAGAAAGGAAAAAATTGACACTCTAGAGCTTGTCAAAAAGTATTATCACTATAATGATGAGAAATCTAGAAGTGCTTTAAAAATTTTATCGGAAGAACAAATTGAATTTATCAAACAAAGAATGAAAACCGGAGGAACAAATGAGTGAAGTTCTAGAATACAATTGGTCGCCCGATAAAATGGTTGAAGTGACACTTAAGGAACCAGATGATTTTCTGAAGGTTCGTGAGACTCTAACTCGTATCGGTGTTGCATCACGTAAAGAAAAGAAAATTTATCAATCTTGCCATATTCTTCACAAGCAAGGCAAGTATTACATCGTTCACTTTAAAGAGTTGTTTGCCCTAGATGGCAAGAAAGCAAATCTTTTTGTAAATGATGTTCAACGTAGAAATCGTATATCACAACTACTCTCCGACTGGGGACTTGTTGATATTGTAGACTCAACAGCTGTTGAAGACTGCGCCCCATTGAGTCAAATTAAAGTTCTTTCCTATAAAGATAAAGGAGAATGGACTCTAGAGAGTAAGTATAATATTGGTAAAAAGAAAACTACCGGTTCTTAATCGGTATAACCATCGTCATCTTCTATCAAAGTAATTTTACTTTTATTTTTTAAATAAGAATCCTTGTCGGAATAGATCTCTGATTCTAGTTCCTCAAGGATTTTTTTTAGCTGTTTGTGAATATTTTTTAATTTTGATTTTTCCATAACTAATTTAGATTTTACTAGCTATAAAAAAGGAGAGGTCTCCCTCTCCTGATGCTAAACTAAAATGTTTTTACATATACGTTTACAAACGTGTTGATTTAAAGCATCACATTCTATTAAGCATTCATAGTAATCGTTTAACCGATCACTTTCTGTTTCTAGATCACTTAATTTGTTATCTAGATTTCTCCATTGGTTTTTTAATTGCATTTCCTCCACAGTTTTTTCACGATATCGCCACTCATTTAATTGCGAGCGAGACAGAAGATTATGCATAACTCAATCCTCAATGCATTTTACAGTTAATATAGGTCGTTCTCATTTCATATCCCAATTCCAAATTCTGTATTATTTATAACAGTTTAAGTATCGTAGTGAACTATTGTGTATATTTTACATAAGTACAAAAAAAGAGAGGGTTTGTAACCCTCTCTGTTAAGTAAGTTAACTGATCACTTAGTGTAAAGTTTACCACGATAGCAAAATGTACCATGGGTCTCTTTGCTTTCTACACAACGGGTAGAATACTCAACACCACGATATGAGGTGTGAAGAATTTGTGCGTTATGCAGTGCAGATGCTTTGTTGATCTGCTTTCTGATTAGGTTAAGTGTGTTCATTTGGTTACTCCTAAAGTAGTTGGATTTTTAGGTCCGTTCCTTTAGTCGTTTGCGTCCCAATACCACTGACATTCTGGTGCTGATTCCTTAAGGGTCTCAACCAACTCCACCTTCAAGATAGAAGATAGATTTGCATTGTTCTCAATCTTCAGCATGATAGCATCAGTTTGAGTGCATGAGAGTGATGTATAGAATAATAGTTCTAGCATGGGATGAACGGCTCCGTTCCGCGACTTACTTGCGTCCCCGAAGGGATGAACGTAGATCTATAATAGACCATTATATCTATTTAGTCAAGTATAAATAATTGTGTGTCTTTCGTGCGGCACACTCTACATTCGGAAAATACCATAACGTGGTACGGGTTTCGCACCGTACCACTTTTTATGTTTTGCTATAAATAAATTTGATTGCCTTCGGGGATCACACAAACAAACTCGCTTTAATTAGGAGCATAACAAATGACGGGACTTACACGTTATACGTCCAGTGACATGGGCAAAATTCTGGATGCTGTAGGAAAATATAGTGTCGGACTCGATGATGTTTTCCACAGGTTACATTCATATGGTATGGATAATCCTGGTGGTTCATATCCTCCATATAATATTGTAAAGGAATCGAACGTCAAATGGCGTATCGAACTAGCACTGGCTGGGTGGTCTAGAGATGACATTGAAGTCACTACAGAATCCAATGTTCTGATCATCAAGTCCAAGTCTGCGAAGGAAACTAATGATGTTGAGTATATGCACCGTGGGGTAGCAACTCGTACCTTCGCTAGAGGTTTTAACTTATCTGACGATGTTGAGGTTGGAGAAGTTAAATTTGAAAATGGTATGTTGATTGTTGATCTAAAGAGAATCATTCCAGATCATCAAAAATTAAAAACATACGACATTGGATAAATAGAATTGAATATCGTCGCCGCAGAGGGGCAACTGGCAAAAACCAGTTGACGCCCCTCTTTTTTTATGGTAAGATAGTTAAAACCGGGAGTCCTTATGAACCTGCATGTAATAGAGTTAATCAATGAGAAAATTGTAGTTGCTGATATTGAAGAACTTGGTGAAGAACCATCTTGTTTTCTTAAAAATTGTAGAGAGATAATCGATATTGATGGTACAATAACATTTAGAAAATGGCCTATGTACACAGATGAAACCGATACATTAATTTATTCAAATCGTATTATAACTATTTCAACTCCATCTGATGAAGTAGCATCTCTTTATAAGCAATCAATTAATTCATGAATTTTTATACAAACGTTCAACTAGTAGGGAATCAAATTCTTTATCGTGGATACAAACATGGAGAACGTGTTATGTATCGCGATAAAATTAATCCTGTGCTTTTTGTTACTTCTCAGAAAGAAACAAAGTTTAAAACACTAGATGAAAAGTATGTGAAACCAATCAAGTTCCTTTCTCCAAGAGAAGCAAGGGAGTTCATGAAAAAGTATTCTGAAGTTGATAACTTTGATGTATATGGATACGAAAGATTTTTGTATCAGTATATTGCTGATGAGTATCCTCAAGATGAAATTAAGTTTGATATGTCAGTGATGAATATCATCAGTCTTGACATTGAGGTTGAGTGTGAAAATGGATTCCCTGATGTAGAGAGTGCTTCGGAATCTATTCTTTGTATTACTATTAAAGATATGAATACAAAGAAACTAATTGTATGGGGTACTAGAGAATATGAGAACAGTCGTGATGATGTTGAGTTCATATATTGTCATGGTGAGAGAGATCTTCTAGATAAATTTTTGAATCACTGGGTTCAGAATACACCAGATGTTATCACTGGATGGAATGTATATTTGTATGATATTCCATATATCTGTCGTCGATTGGAACGAGTATTTACTGAGAAACATATGCGTTCTCTTTCTCCTTGGAACTTAATCAACTACAGAGAGTTTGAAATTCATGGAAGAAAAAATATTGCTTACGACCTAGGTGGAGTTTCCTGTTTAGATTATCTTGATCTATACAAGAAGTTTACATATTCCAATCAAGAATCATATCGTCTAGATCATATCGCTTTTGTTGAACTGGGACAACGTAAGTTGGATCACTCTGAGTTCGAGAACTTTAAAGCTTTCTATACAAACAACTGGCAGAAGTTTATTGATTACAACATCATTGACGTAGAACTTGTTGACCGTTTGGAAGACAAGATGAAATTGATTGAGTTGTGTCTAACGATGGCGTATGACGCAAAAGAAAACTATGAAGATGTATATTCACAGGTAAAAACTTGGGACAATATTATCTTCAATTATCTAAAGAAGGATAATATTGTTGTCCCACCAAAGATTACCCATAGGAAGGATTCTGCATATGCTGGTGCATATGTCAAGGAACCAAAAGTAGGACGTTACGACTGGGTTGTAAGTTTTGACTTAAACTCTTTGTATCCTCACTTGATTATGCAGTACAATATTTCACCGGAGACATTAGTTGAAGATAAACATCCTACAGTGACTGTGGATAAAATCTTGAATGAACCTGTTCTCTATGATGAGAAGTATGCTCTATGTGCAAATGGTGCTCAGTATAGGAAAGACTTCCAAGGATTTCTTCCTAAGTTGATGCAGAAAATGTATGATGATCGTGTCATCTTCAAGAAGAAAATGCTTATTGCAAAACAAGCATATGAAAATACACCTTCTACAGATCTGTCTAAAGAAATTTCTCGTTGTAATAACATCCAGATGGCAAAGAAGATCTCTTTGAACTCTGCTTATGGTGCTATTGGTAATGAATACTTCAGGTATTTCCGAATTGCAAATGCAGAAGCAATTACTTTATCTGGTCAAGTTTCTATCCGTTGGATTGAAATGAAAATGAATA